TGATCTGCTAGCCTTCACGCGTTACGTCAACGTCAAACCGGCCTACCGCGTCAACTGGCACCACCGCCTGCTCTGCTCCTACTTGGACCGGCTGATCGCCGGCAAGCTGAATCGCCTCATGGTCTTCATGCCTCCGCAGCACGGCAAGAGCGAGCTAGTCAGCCGGATGCTGCCGGCCTACGCCCTGGGCCGCGACCCGACCGCCCGGATCATCGGTTGCTCGCACACCGCCGAGCTGGCCCAATCGCTCAATCGCGACGTGCAGCGGGTGATGGACGGCGAAGCCTACCGGCGGCTCTTCCCCGAGACCACGCTCCCGGGCCGCTTCGCCAAGAGCGACAGCCGGGCGGCCTTCAAGCGGACCACGGACCTATTCGAAGTCGTGGAGCATCGTGGGTACCTACGGAGCGCCGGCGTCGGCGGGGCGATCACCGGCATGGGATTCACGTTGGGTGTGATCGATGACCCCTTCAAAAGCCGGGAGGAGGCCGACAGCCCGCGGTACCGCCAGAAGGTCTGGGACTGGTACGCCAACGACTTCTACACGCGGCGATCGGGCGATGCGAGCATACTCCTGACGCACACGCGATGGCACCGCGATGACCTGGCGGGCCGGCTACTGCGGCAACAGGCCGAGCGCGAGGCGGATCAGTGGGAGGTGCTCTCACTGCCGGCGATCCGCACCCACGAGGAGCCGACCCACCCCGACGACACCCGCCAGCCCGGCCAAGCCCTCTGGCCCGACTTCATGCCGGCCGACGAACTGGAGAAGGCCCGGCTGCAAGACGCCAAAGCCTTCGCCGCCCTCTACCAGCAGGACCCAGCAGAGGCCGGCGGGGCGGAGTGGGACGAGTCGCACTTCGGCCCATGGATATGGTGCCCGCCGGAGCAGTGGCCCGAGTCGTTCGACCTGCGGGTCGTGTGCGTCGACCCGAGCAAGGGCAAGAGCGACAAGCAGGGTGACTACTCGGCGATCATCTTCGTGGGCGTGAAGAACGGCCTGGTCTACGTCGACGCCGACCTGGAGCGGCGGCCGCCCCACAAGATCTGCACCGACACGATCCGTTTCTGCTCGCGGCACAAGCCGGACATGCTCGGGTTCGAGGCCAACCAGTTCCAGGAACTGCTCGTCCACGAGTTCGAACGCGTGACCGGCCAGCAATTCGGGTTGCAATGGCACGTCTACAAACTGTTCAATCGCGTCAACAAGGTCGTGCGGATCCGCCGGCTGGGCGTGTACCTGGCCAACCGGACGATCCGCTTCAAGGCGGACTCGCCGGGCTGTCACCTGCTGGTGGACCAGCTCCGCGACTTCCCGCTAGGCGACCACGACGACGGGCCAGACGGCCTGGAAATGGCCATTAGGCTGCCCATGGAGGCCGCCGGAAAGGTGGAGGCGTGACATGCCGACGATTCAGGAAATCCAGATCCGAGCAGCGGATCGCCAGATGCGATTCATGGAGGCCCAACTCGACCTCTGGGACAAGCTGGTCCGCGACGAGGAGATGCTCGACATCGACGGGCGGCTAGCACTGGGGCAGACCGGGTCCACCGCCACCTGGTCGGCCGGGCTGGCCTACACCACCGAGAGCCAACTGACCGAACTCCGCAACCAGAGCCGCCACCTGGCACTGACCAACGAGTTCGCGATCAACGCCCTGGAGAACCGTGTCAGCTACGTGATCGGCGAGGGCCACTCTTACAAGGTGATCGCTCGCGCGGGGCAAGAGCCGCCGGACGAGCTGATCGACGCGGTGGATGGGGTGGTCTCCGAGTTCATCGCCCGCAACCGCTGGCACCTGCGGCAACAGGAGACCCGCCGGCGATTGGACCGTGACGGCGAGGCCTTCATCCGGAAGTTCATCACACCAGCCGGACTGGAGGTGAGGTTCATCGAGCCGGAGCTGGTCACCAACCCGCAAAGCAACATGACCGCCCGGTTCGGGATCGAGTTCGCCGCCGGCGACGCCGAGACGCCCGAGGCGTACCATGTCCAGCAGCCGGGAGGCACACGCTCCGAACCCGTGCCGGCCGCCGACGTCCAACACCGCAAGGCCAACGTCGACCTGGTGGTCCCGCGGGGCGTGCCGGTCTTTTACCCGGTCCGCAAGAACCTCACGCGAGCGGCGAAGATCCTCCGCAACATGAGCACCGTCTCGGAGATCCAGTCGGCAATCGCCATGGTCCGCACCCACGTCCAGGGCGCCCAGGCGACGATCCAGCAGTACGTCTCCGACCAGGCCGACGCCAAGGTGCAAAACAACGTCACCGGCAACACGCGGACCTACCGGCAATATCCGCCGGGCACGATCATCGACACCGGCCCGGGCACGCAGTACGACTTCCCCGCCAAGGGGCTCGACGTGGGGAAGTACGTCCAGGCCTTGCAGGCCGAGCTGCGGGCCATCGCCTCCCGGTTGGTGATGCCCGAGTTCATGCTCTCCAGCGACGCCAGCAACGCCAACTACAGCTCGACGATGGTGGCCGAGGGTCCGGCCGTGAAGATGTTCGAGCGGTTGCAGGCGGACACGATCTGGGCCGACCTGGAGATCCTCACCGCCGAGATCGAGCTGGCCGTGACCCGCGGGCGATTGCCGGCCGATACACTCGACCTGGTCGAGATCGACGCCGACGGACCGCGAGTGCAGACCCGCAACCGACTCCAGGACGCCCAAGCCGACCAGGTGCTCTACAGCAACAAGGTGATGAGCCGGCAGACGTTCGCCGGCCGCCACGGGCTGGACTACGCCGACGAGCGCGACCAGCGAGAGCAGGAGCAGGAGCGTGAAACGGGGTATGTCGGCCCGCCGCCGCAACTGGCGGCTGGCGAGCGAGAGCCGGGCAACAACGGCGACGGGGGCGATGACGATCCAGGCGAAGGGGACGAGGAATAAACCATCATGCCGAGCGCCATCGACCAACGTATCGCTTCGCGGCTCCACCAACAGCAGGTGGAGCGGCTGGGCAACGCCGAGCGGGCGGCCGTCAACGTCGGGCGGGGCTACGACCGCCTGTTGCGCGACCTGCTGGGGATCGCCGCGGACACGCCGGGCGTCGAGCGGGCTGCCCGGGATGCCCGCGATGCGATCGAGAACGCCGCCGACCGGGCGATGGCCACGATGCGAACGGAGCTGCGATCGAGTCTCTCCGCTTCCCGCGAGGCGACCGTAGCCATGCTCCTGCGGACGGTCCCCGTCGGCTGGTTCCGGGCGGTCCGTCCCGAGCTCCGCGTGCAGCCGTTGCCCGAGGACGAACTACCGCCCGATTCGCCGGTGGGGGCGGAGTACGAGCTGGAGCCGGTGGCCGCCCGGCTGCTCTCGCGCGAGGAGGCGATGGCCCTGATCCGCGAGCTGGTCTTCCCATCGCTCTCCAGCGAGCGGGTGGCGGAGTTCTTGGCCGCGGGGGCCAACGGCATCTCCTGGGACGAGCGGCTACGCTACTGGGACCAGCAGGTCCGCGACCAACTGCTCAACCACCTCGTGCAGGGCATTTCGGCCGGCGAGGGCGTGGACAAGCTACGGGCCCGGCTCGAGCCCCTGGTCGGCGACATCCGCTACAAGGCGCAACGCATCGCCAGGACCGAAGCCTGCCGCGTGGCGGAGCGGGCCCAGCAGGCGGCCTTCGACGACTGCGGCGAGCTGATCGACGGGATGCAGATCGTGGCCACGCTGGACCAGTGGACCCGCCCGCATCACGCCACCCGCAACGGCAAAATCTACCGCCGCCAGCCGGACGGCACGTACCAGGCCGACGATGGCCAGCCGCTGCCGGAGCTGCCGGACGAGCCCAACTGCCGCTGCTATGCGTCGGCGGTCCTCAAGCCGCCCGAGGAGTTCCTGGGTGATCCGGCCGTCCGCGCCGAGTTCACCAACGCCTCCGCCGACGTGATTCCCGATCCGGCGGCCTACACCGAGTGGTTCGCACGGGCGTCGGACCAGCAACGCAAGCTGGCCGTGGGCGTCCGCCGCTACAACGCCATGGCCCGCCGGCTGGGCGGCGCCGGCCGCCCGGAATGGACCGATTTCATCGACGAGAATGGCCGGCTCCTGTCCCCGTCGCGTCTCCGTAGCGAGTCGGAAACCGAGCGGGCCGCCCGGAAATTGACCGTCGAGCAGGTCCTCGCCCAGCGTGAGGAATTATTCCGCGAAGTCTCCAGGATGGGCTTCGCCCCAGAACTCCAGGGAAGGTGACCATGTCCGCACGAAAATCGCAATTGACCCGCTCCTCCGAAACGGCTAAGCCAGCCCCTGCACGAGAAGTGAAGGCCGGCCGGAGCGAGCACAATCGCAGCCTCCTGGCCCGCGCCCACCAACGCATGAACGAACTGGTCGAACAGGCGGAAGCGGAGGGCTTTTACGGTGTAGTGAGCATCGAGGCGACGTTCGAGGCCGGCCGGATCAACACCATCCGCCGGCGAATCGACGGCACGGACAAGTGA